CGAAGAACGCACCAACGACCAGAAAGGCGGTAAGAGCCGGACGGGTGACCGCGCGCACGTTAGCCGCCCAGGGAGCGACCTTTTCGGTCATATCCGCGGCGCTGGCGGTCTGCGATGCGCTGAATGCTTGCCACGCAGCGACGGCCTCGGCGCTGGCAAACTGCTTGTCCATCAGGTCCAGCTGGAACTGGTTATCCAGCTTCTTCTCGCGCAGTCGCATCCAGGTCGTCGCGAGGCTGCCGACCATGCCGAACAGACCGCCGCTGCCAGCGTTAAAAAGCAGTTCCGTGAACCAACTCATCAAAAAAGGCGCTGGCGTTAAACGGGAACGCTCGGCCAATTAACATCGAACGGGAATCCGGCCTGATCCGGTACGTCGCGCAGTGCCTGTCGATAGTTTGCCCAAGCGTTCTTTGCGACGTTGTCTAGCGGCGTGTCGTCGACTTGCGTCCAATCAGTGCGCTGAAGCAAGCGGTCGCGTTCAGCGCGGACGATGCGGCCTTGCTCCTCAGCCTTTGCAGCGGCTTCCTCTGGCGTTAGCTGACTGACGATGTAGTTCTGCGTCCAGACGCCGTTGACGAGCAGTGCCGGTCCTTCGTCGCGGCGCTGCGTGGTCAGATTAAAGTAGGGCGGCGTGACGATCTTGAGCTTAGTGACGCCGAACTTCTCGGCCTGCTCCGGCGTGAGCTTGCGAGCGAAGCAGAAGTTATCTTCATCCCACCGCGTCGGCTCAATGTCGTTGATGTGGCGAATGAAAGTGTCGCGGTTGGATTGGACGTAGCGGAGCATTATTTTGATTCCTTCTCTTTCACTGCACGCTTGGCCGTCGTGCGGATGACGGCTGCGTCGTATGCCTGTTGATCGTCAATCTGCGAGCGAAGTGCGGCCATGATGGACTCGACCTTCTTCATCTGACCTAGCGTGGAAGCGAGGCGCTGCGCCACGTCGACCTTGAACGCTTCCTCGTCGTCGTCGGTATTTGCCAGCAGGTGCTCAAAGTTGGCGCGGTCGAAGTCGTAGTGAAAATACTCCACCTCGCGGGCGTAAATGGCTTCCGCGATGGTGTCGTACTTGTAGGAGCTGGTCAGTTGTGTGTAGCTCATGCTAGGGATTTGTTGTGAATGCGACACCATTCCCAGTGCTTGCTGGCACCGTTCCCGGGTCGGTGAATTTTGTGCCAAAGCCAGAACCGCTCCATGGGTACGCGGTAACGTGTGGCGTTGTTGTGTGCCCGACAGCGATGGCGTCTCCTGCTGGACTAAATGCTACACTACGCCCGCTTCCTGCTGGCAACGTTGCCGGGTCGGTGAATTTTGTGCCAAAGCCAGAACCGCTCCATGGGTACGCGTTGACGAATGGCGTAACATCGTCCGCGACAGCGATGGCGTCTCCTGCTGGACTAAATGCTACACTACGCCCGGTTCCTGCTGGCAACGTTGCCGGGTCGGTGAATTTTGTGCCAAAGCCAGAACCGCTCCATGGGTACGCGGTGACGATTGGAGTCGTACCGTGCGCGACAGCGATGGCGTCTCCTACTGGACTAAATGCTACACCATTCCCAGTGCTTCCTGGCACCGTTGCTGGGTTGGTGAATTTTGTGCCAAAGCCAGAACTGCTCCATGGGTACGCGGTAACGAATGGCGATGTTGTGTGCGCGACAGCGATGGCGTCTCCTGCTGGACTAAATGCTACACCATTCCCTTGTCCTGCTGGCACCGTTGACGGGTCGGTGAATTTTGTGCCAAAGCCAGAACTGCTCCATGGGTACGCGGTGACGAATGGAGTCGAAGAGTGCGCGACAGCGATGGCGTCTCCTGCTGGACTAAATGCTACACTACGCCCGGTTCCTGCTGGCAACGTTGCCGGGTCGGTGAATTTTGTGCCAAAGCCAGAACTGCTCCATGGGTACGCGGTAACGAATGGCGATGTTGTGTGCGCGACAGCGATGGCGTCTCCTACTGGACTAAATGCTACACCATTCCCAGTGCTTCCTGGCAACGTTGCTGGGTTGGTGAATTTTGTGCCAAAGCCAGAACTGCTCCATGGGTACGCGGTAACGAATGGCGATGTTGTGTGCGCGACAGCAAGTGAAGATTCATAACCAAATTGAAATAAGTAGTTAGCCGCCCATTTTGTTGAGCCGACTTTTATCGCCATTAGAGAATTGTTTTGTGCTACATTAGCGGTTCCGGTCAATCCATTGCCTAATGTGAGCGTGTCTGAATTAATTTTTACACGGATTCCAGGTGCATTTTTTTCGACCGTAAAAAGAATTACAGTCCCAATTGGAAATGCGACACTGCTATTGGCTGGAATAGTGAACGACCGAATAGCCGTATCCGACGCCGGCTGGAAAATGTGCTTTCCAGCGTCGCTCAGAACAAGCGTGTAGTCGGCCGATTGGCTGTTTTGCGGGAAACTGACGGCACCACCAGCAGCTGCCGCACTTGTCCACGTCGTTCCGTTGCTAGTTAGCACATTGCCCGATGTTCCAGGCGCAACGGTCGTGAATGCACTTGTGTCGTTGCCCAGAATGACGTGATTGGCCGTGACGCTCGCCAATCCAGTTCCGCCATTCGCTACCGGCAGCGTCCCAGTCACCGACGCCGTCAGCGAAACATTGCTGACCACGATAGGAACATTTGAGGCCGCCGTGATGCGTCCTTTTGCGTCAACCGTGATTGAGGCAACCGAGCTTGCTGATCCGTAGTTACCTGCCGTGACGCTCGTATCAGTCAGCGCGAAGTACAGCGTGCCAGTCGTCGTGATTGGACCGCCAGTGACTGAGATGTCGGCGCTGCCTTGCGCGGTCACGCTGGTCACCGTGCCGGTGTACTGATCGGCCGAGTTGATCGTGAAGTTCGGATACGTTCCGGTCACGCTTGTCGTGCCCGTGCCCGTCAGTACAACGGTCTGATCGGGTGCCGTATTGATGACCTCGATTGCACCGCTACTCGTGATGGGACCGCCCGAGATCGAGATTCCCGTTCCTGCGGTGAGTGAAACGCTCGTGACGGTTCCAACGTATTGGTCAGCCGACGAGATCGTGAAATTCGGATAAGTGCCAGTGATCGTAGTCGTTCCGCCCTGCGCTAGCACAACAGTCTGATCCGGCGCGGTGTTGGTCACCTCGATTGTGCCGCTTGACGTAACTGGACCGCCAGAAATAGAGATGCCAGTTCCGGCGGTCAGCGACACGCTCGTCACAGTGCCGACGTACTGGTCAGCCGACGAGATGGTGAAGTTCGGATACGTCCCAGTGATCGTCGTGGTTCCGCCTTGCGTGAGCACCACCGTCTGGTCTGGCGCGGTATTCGTCACCTCGATGGTGCCGCTGGAAGTAATCGGCCCACCAGAAATCGAGATGCCCGTGCCAGCCGTGAGCGCCACACTCGTGACCGTGCCGCCAACATCTAGCGACGACAGAGTGCCGCCAGTGTAGGTCAGTCCAGTGCCAATCGTAACAGACGAGAAGCCACCAGAACCGTTGCCGGCCAGAATCGCCGTTCCAGTCGTGGCAGGTGCAAAGTACGTTGTGGACTCAAACGCAGCGCTGCCCAAGCCCGACACTTGACCAGCGGTTATGGCAATCGGTACAGCCGCGGCAGCCGTCAGTCGTCCCTTTGCGTCCACCGTAAACGATGCAACGCTGCCAGCCGTACCATAGCTGCCAGCCGTTACGCTCGTATCGCTAAGTGAGAAGTACAGCGTGCCGCTGGTCGTGATCGGTCCACCAGTGACCGAGATGTCAGCGCTGCCTTGCGCAGTGACGCTAGTCACCGTTCCGGTGAACTGATCCGCACTTGAGATGGTAAAGTTCGGATAGGTGCCCGTGATGGTCGTAGTACCGCCTTGCGTGAGAACGACGGTCTGATCCGGTGCCGTGTTCGTGACCTCGATGGTCCCGCTAGTCGTAATCGGTCCACCGCTGATGGAGATTCCAGTTCCAGCAGTTAGCGCAACGCTGGTCACGGTGCCGCCACCGCCTCCACCCGTTGCAGCCAGCGTGCCGGCGCTGAACGTCAGGCCAGTGCCAACCGTTACCGACGCAAAGCCACCGCTGCCGTTGCCGTACAGAATCGACGTTCCAACCGTCGCCGGAGCAAAGTAAGTGGTCGACTCAAGCGCTGCACTGCCTAGGCCAAGTGCCGTGCGAGCCGCACTGGCGTTGTAGTTTTCCCAGCGCGACTGAGCACCGTCATAGACTAGGAAGTCATTATTCGTTACGCTGGTAATCTGAACATTGCTATCGGTCTCTCCCAGCGCCGAGCCGTGCGTTACACGCACCAGCAATTCTCCCACCGTCGAAGACACAACGACAACTGCCGCAACTTCCACGCGAGGATTCGGAGCGGTCGGAATGTTCTTCGTCAGTCCGCCGGCAACTGATGGATCGTAATACAGAATATCTCCGGAAACCCAGTTCTCCGCACCGCCGGTTGTATTGATTCCGCGGACAAAACCAAATGCTAACACCGCAACCCAGTCATTGAGCGATCCGCTTTCGGCCGCGATGCCGATGACGTAGTTCCCTTGGTTGGGTTGCAAGCCCGTAGCCGGCGCACCTTGGATCTTTCCAGACGTGCCGACAACGCCTGAGAACATCACCACCTGACCGACCGTAATGGCCGACGATGCTTTAACTCGGTAGTAGTTCGTCTGACCGACGTTCTGCGTGACGACGCCGCCCTTGAGAGCAATCGCCAACGTACCAGCACCGTCGTCGTCGTTCCAGTAGATGCGCCCAGGCGTCGGCGAAACCGTTGCCAGCGTGTCGAAGTCAACGTAGTCCAGCGTCGTCACGACGCCCTGCTCGCCAAAGATCGACTTGACCACGCCATCCGAGATCTGACCAGTCGTGATGCTGATGGTCGCATCAGCCGCCGCGGTGAGCCGTCCCTGCCCATCGACCGTGAACGTGCCGACCTTAGAAGACGACCCATAGCTGCCAGCGGTTACGGCCGTACTTGCCAGCGCCAGAGTAAAGGTGCCGCTGGTCGTGATCGGACTGCCTCCGACCGTGATCGCGCTATCTCCCGTGGCTGCGACCCTCGTGACCGTACCGCCGCCGCCTCCACCACCAGTGGCTGCAATCGTGATATTGCCGGCGCTGTTCGTGATCGTGACGTTCGATCCAGCCGTCAACGTGTTCAGCTGGAAATCTCCGCCGTTACCGATGAGCAACTGACCAGCCGCCGGCGTGCCCGTCAGATCCGTCAGCGAGTTAATATTCGAACCACCGCCGCCAGCACCGCGTGCAGCCAGGAGCGTCCAGTCCTTTGCTGACCGGCTCGGCTTCTCCCGCGTCGCACGGTTCGCAATGTAGGAATCACCGTTAATCGAAACGACATCGAGCGTCTCATATTCGCCGGCCTTCCACTTGCCGAGCGGCGTGAGCGTACGCGGCGCAGCAAACTCCTCGCGCGCTTTGATCTGCTCATCGAGAATCCGCGTGACCGTCTCCGGCAGTTCAGCGGTAGCCAAAATGATTCGCTGCTCCGCAACCTCCAGCAGCTGCGCATTCTTCTCGCGCTCTGCCATCAGCGCCGAGTACTTTGCACCGGCCGACAACTCAAGACGCGCCAGCAGATCAGACACGCGCGCGGCAATCTTGGACTCAAGCGCCTGAACCTGCTCCTCGGCAGACTTAGCGCAGAAGTCGGCAAGATCGCTCCGCAGCTGCGGCTCGACATCTTCCATCGCAAGTGCGATCTCATCGCGTAACTGCCCCTTGATCTGCGGCAGTTCACCGACGATGCGCGCGAGTTCTCCGCGCTGCTCAATCGCCAGTTCGATCAAGTGGTCGATCTGCTTTTGCGTGTCCATGAATTAGGCTTTCGGGTTCAGTTGGCGCTGGCAGACAGCGTAGCGCTGCGACTCATCCGGGAACTCTGCAGCAATCGTGGCGTCGCCCATGCATCGCGCAAGAAAGTCCTCGCTCTTTTCTCCAGCACTAGGCGTCGGGAGGATGAACTCCTTCTTCTGTTCCAGTTCGCGGCGATAGGATGCCAGCGAAGCCAGCCAGTCCTTGCTGCTCAATTTGCGCGTGGCAAAGTCGGCCTCGACCGGAGAACCGAGGCGCACCTTTTCGGTAGCGTCTCCAGCCTCGCGACGGTTGAGCCGCTCGACGATAGCGTTGGCCCACGTCTGGCCGGCGTCACCGCCCCAGCCGTTCCACGCCTGCCATCCCTTCCCCTGCTGGTCCCAGGTCGCGCCCTTCTTGTCGACTTCGTGACGGTCAAAGTACGCCTTCATGCGGCGCACCGTGTCCTCGGAGAGCGCACGCTTGTTAATGATGTCTCGCGCGCGAGCGATGCCCACCGAGGTCATGCCGCGCTGACTGGCCGGCTTAGACTCGCGGACCTCCAGCGCACGCTTGGCATTGGCGACCATTGACTCGTTTGGAACGTAGCCATCCTCTGCGAAGTCGATGACAATGCGGTTGTCGGATAGCTGCTCGTCGCTAGCTGTCGCTTCCGGCTCGGTCTTGCTTGCGTCGACTTGCGCCTGCGCAGCATCTGCTCCGGTCTTTTCTCCCGTAGCCGCGGCAGCTGCCGGCGTGCTGGGAAGCGCATTGGTGACCAAGCGAATCGCAGTCTCCGGCACGTTGTAGCGCTGCGCCAGTTCGGACACGAACGACGCCTCAATGGCGATCTGCTCCAGGCGGCCGAACGCATCGGTGCCCTCCTCGGCTGCGATCTCCTGCAACGACTTCGCGCCCTGCCGGTTCTCGTTCAGGTTAGCCGCGGACTCGCGCCCGATGTCAATCGTGAGCTTGGCCGGGAAACGCCACTCGCCACGCGTCGCACGCTTCATCGCCTGCACCACCGTCTCGCCATCGCGGCGCGGAGGAGCCGGAATTAGGTCACGCGCAATCGCGTCGATGATGACTTGGTTCTTGATCGGATCGAGCACCTTGTCCTGCAAGATCCCCTGATGGCGGCTAAAGACGCGGTCGGCCGCGGCAAAGTCTGCACGCACGCTCGGCCCCTTGTAGTTCTGCGTACCAAAAAGAACGCCCTCCGGAATGCCGACGCCGATGGCGATCTCGTGCATCAGGTGCTGCACGAATCCTTCGAACGCAGCACTCGGTCGCGACGGCATCACCTCGATCTTGTCGGCCGTTCCGAAGTAACGGATCTGCCCTATTTGCGACTCCTCGTTTTTCTGCGTTTGCCCGTTCGCGAGCGTTTGCGCCGGATTAGGCGTAAACAGGTTTCGTGGGTTGGCAGTTCCTCGGTCGGAAAATACGAGGGCGGCCTGCTGACTAGCAAAGCGGACGCCAACCTTTTCAGCTTCGAGAATCTCGTAGAGCATCCGAGCCGTGCGGATCGCAGCATGGAAGTCAGTGATTCCACGGTATTGGTCCACGCGGAACGGATCGAAGTAATGACAGAAAAACTGAGCTTCAATATCTTCTGGATCATAATACACTCCCTCGCGCGTCACGCGGAAGATGCGGTAGGCAACGGGCCGACCGAACTCATTCGTGAACACGCCTTGGAAATAGTTGTTCGGCTCTGAGCCGAGCATATTCGGATTACCGATGCGCGTTCCGGGCACCAGCTGAATCTTCAGTTCGCCATCGACGCGTCGAATGACGAAGCCACAGTCGCCGTCAACCGGGCGCTGCTCTGCCGCCAGCTGGATAAGTTTCTTGAAAGTATGCCGGCCGGTCACGTCGCACGTCTTGCACCACTCGTGGAAGTAATCCGCAACGATGGCGTTGTAGTCGCGGTCACCTGTCGTCGGGCTGTACTCATGGGGCGTCAGGTAGTTGCCAAACTTGCGGCTGATCTCGCGCGCCTCCGGAAAGTTCTCCACGAGGTCGCGGCTTTCCCACATCATCACAATGCGGTCGCGCACAGTCGTCGATGACTCGCTCGGCAGACCGTACTGCTTCGGCGCGTAAAGCCGATTGGTCGTCGCCGCGTTGTAGTTGAAGAGCGCAGCCTGCACGCGCGACTCCAAGCGCTTCAAGCCCCAGGCCGGAGCGATGGCCGAGATGGCCTTGTCATACCAAGGCGCGGTGCTGATGACTTTTGAAGCGTCGAAGTCCATGTTAGTTGCCGTTGAAAGAAACGAAAGTCTGGTCGGTCGTTGCGCCGGCCTGATAGTCAATGGCTGACTGGATCTGACCGAGCATGATGTTGAGGCGCGTCAGGTCCGCACGAGTCACGCTTTTGCCGTTTAGGCTGTAGGACGAATTCACCAGCACCGCGCGGATTGCTGCGATGGTCTCAGTCTTCAGCGTTGCCAACGTCGCGCTGTCCAGTCCTTCAAACGGATTATCGTTGCCCATGTAAAAGCGGCAAGTGTCCAACCTTTTGACGGTGGACCTCGCTAGCGTTAATCCGACTTCTCCGGAGGCGGCGTGTACCGGATGACGCCGGCAATGGTCGCCATACAAAGCAGCATAGCCGAGGTGTCCAGGCCGTGGTTCGGCGCGTTGCTCCGCACTTCGCGCCACTCCCAGACGCCGGAACGTACCTCGACCTTGGACTCGCCCTTGAGGTGCTCGAGGTAAAGCGGGTTCGCATCTGATGGGATTTCCCACTTCAGATCGCCCTTGCCATCGAGCGCCACCGCTAGCGTGTCTTTGAAGTAGTCACCAGACCACTCGTAAAAGAAGACATCGCCTCCGCGGTAGTCACTCACGCGCGGCTCGGAGAACGGGAAGTTTACCAGCTTGTCGCTGTGCTCGTCGCGCATGGTCCACGTCTTGCGACCGTAGCCACGCATTCCTCGCCAGCCAAACTCGGCGCAGTCGCGGTCGACATCGCTCGGCCGGTAGCCTCTGTCCTGCGCCACGCACGCATCCGGTACTTGATAGATGCGCTGCATCTCGCGCAGCTGGTCCCGCGTGTCGATGCGACCGAACCACAGCTGGCGATACCGCGGACCAGTCGCCGTGCTGAACGCACCGATCTCGCACCACCAGTGATCCAGCTGGCGGTCCAACGCCATGAACCGGATGACCTCGTTGTCGATCTTCTCGCCGGCACGATATTGCGCCGTCGTGTAGCCAGAGTCCTTGAGGAAAAGGTTGATCGTTTTCTTTGTAACCAGCCACGGCTTGGCCTCGCGCTTCGTCCTAAAATCAATGCGCATCTGATCATCGCCAGTCCGCAGTGAATGGTTCTCGGCCTCGCACCAGTCCTCCACCAGCAGCCGCATAGGACGCGACACCAGCGCCTCGATCCGGAACGATTGGACCTCTGCCGTGGCGTCCGGTCGCTGCGGCACATAGTGGCCGGACTTCTTCCAAGCCTCGCGCGTAGCATCAGAGTCGCTCGACTCGTGGCCGCAATGAATGCAGCGGAAGCGGCACGACTCCACCGCGCGCGCCACGTCCCACGAGTTGTCGTCGCGCTTGGCTGCTCGGTCCCAGACTACGCCGGCCCGATTGCTCCCGTCTACTTGATCGAACGCGATGACGTGAGGCTTGTGGCAGCTGGGACATTCTGCGTGCCACTCCTGCTGGTTGCCCGAAGTGTAGCTCGCGTGCTCCACGTTGCCGGTCTGCTCGTCCATGATCGGAGCTTGCGAGACGTTGTAAATCTTGGACCGGCCGACCTCCTCAAACTTGGACACGCGCGCGATAGCGTGACCGTAAGTGTCCTGCCAGCGCGGCAGCCATATCTCGTCGTTGATCTTGTAGCGGATGCTCTGGCTTTGCTGAGTCGACAGATTGGCAGCGTTCAAGGTGAGGAAGAAGCCGCCAAAGTAAATCTCGGTCGTCGTGCGGTGCGGTCCCGGTTTCGGCAGCATGGCAGCCACTGGCCGGCAACGCTCAAGCAGAGGCCACAGCCGCGTCTTTGCGTGCCGCTCGACCATATCGTCGGTCTGCATCGTCCAGCTGATCGGTCCCGGATCGTTCGCGACGATCCACGGCAACCAAACGTCGGCAACCAGCGTTCCGCCGATCTGAACGGCCTTGCGAAAATGGACACGTCGGATCAGCGGATTCTGCAACGCTTCGAAGATCGGAATCAGCCACGGCGACAGCCGCACGTTGAATGGCCCAGGCGTGGCGTAGCTCTCCGGCAGCTGCACGTTCCGACGTGCCCAGTCATAGATTGGCGCACGGTCGGGCTGCGACAGCGCAAAGTCTGCGAGCAGTTGTTCCTGGTCGGTCACGGTATCTTTTGCAAAGTGTTTGCCTGCACAGAAAGAAACTCAGTTTGCCCGACCAGCGGCACAATCACAGCCACGCCATCTGCGCGCATCTCCTGCACGATATAGACGTACTGCGGATCATCTCCGCCGCGGAAGTTGGCGCGGATGACTACCACGTCGCCAGGCTCAAGGGTCATTTCTTCTTTGGCCTTCCGCCAAGTTTGCCGTTGTTGCGCGCTGCTTCGCCTTTGGCGCTAGACTTGGCTTTGCCCCCACGTCGGCCTAGTTCGCGCATGACTTGCCGGATTTCGTCAGGAGTCGGCTGCATAAAGCAAACTGTCTCCCTTAGACCCGCACGAACTGACCCGTTGCCTTGCTCTGGTACACCATAAACTGCGCGCCGCGTACGCCCTTTGCGATCCACATCTTCGGCTCCCAGCCGCGGCTCATCAGGTCCGCAGCGGTGAGTTGACCGACCGCAATCTCGGTCAGGCTGTACTGGCGGTTGTCTATCTTGGTGGTGTTGTTGTTTTCCATGCGACCACTAAAACCCAAGCCGCTTGGAATTGCTAGAAAAAAGAGCATGGAACGGCTGGCCCGATTTGTAACCTTACGCCTCGGCTTCCTCGACTGTTGCTCCTGATTTGCTTTGAGTTACGGCGTCGCTTTCGAACCTTGCTATGTTGCCGGCGATGACCTCGCGGATCTCGTCCAAGATACGGCTGCCCTCCACGTTCGTTTCCGCAGCTGATTTGCCAACCACTCGCGGCCCCAGTTCGACTTCCAGTTTGAGACGCAGCAGCAGGTCCAGCTTCTGACTGAGTAGCCGCAGCATCGACCGGACAACCTCGCGCTCCACCAAGTCGCCACGCTGCGCGCTTATCTTTAAATCCTTCAGCGTGATATCACGACGCAAAGCCTCTGCTTTAAGTTCTGCAAGGTTGTTGCCGTCTGCTTTATTGACCTGCTTGTTCAGACCACGCGAGGCCGCCCAGTCCGCGATCTCCTGCGCCTCCGCTCCCTCGGGAAATCCCTCCACGCGGCGCCAACCGTAAAAGGTTTGCCGACTAATACCAAGTGCTCTTGCAAGTTCTGTTGCAGTTTTTTGCATCAATGCCTCTTCCCTAATGCGTCACGTTAGCAAAAAGAACCAAACCCGTTTTTTTGCGC